CAGCGACGTTCACACTATATATAAAAATTAAAATAATGTGAATTAATTCAGATAAAAATCGTGTTATTGTTATAACTCGTTTTCACCAACTTTTCGCACTGTCCGATCCGACTCTATGTGAATCGGACCTTCGGCTTGCCATCAAACTCGCTGAAGTTCTTTTGAGATGGGTGTCCTGTGAAGGGCATCACGGTCTTAAAAGATATAAAGCGATGTCTAATTTGGTTATTAGACGCTTGATGGGCGTGACCACAGAATCAATTCCTTTAAGCAACCGATACACGCGCCTTAGCAATAAGGTGCTACTTAGATGTGCTACTTCTAGCACAATCGTAAGAATGTATTGGGTCAGCATTTTTTCTTTATATAGGGTATTTGTCTTAAAACCTGTAGAAGATGTAACCACGATTACAAGTGGTTTTAAAGGTAGTTATAGTAAGATCCTCAAGATTTTAACTTGAAAGGATCTTCAAACAGTTAAGCAATCATTTAACATTAATAAACAATGAGGTGCCAAATGAGAATGGCACATAAGTGGAGCTGGAGGACCAGGTGGTCAACCAGCTTACGCACATTATTTAAATGATTTAAGGAGTCTTAGAAGATGCACAGCACTGAACGCAGGCCTTGTTATCCTGTTGTTCTCGTTGCCCTATAGTAACACGAGGGAAACTGTGCGGACACTATTAAGTGCCTTTACAGATTCTTATGAGTGTAAAGGTAGGGAGACAGACCATTCGAAACTGGTCCTCTTTGGAGACAAAGGGGGAAAGACAAGGGTGGTCGCGCTAGTAGACATACTATCGCAGAGTTTCCTTAAAACGGTACACCAAAGGTGCATATCAGTTCTTTCTGATCTCGATCAGGATAGTACCTTTGATCAAGACAGTGCACGTCGTTGAATCCAAGAGATGTCTAGGCTTATGAAGCCTTTAGCATCAATTGATTTAACGGCCGCAACTGACAGGATGCCAGCGCTTCTCCAAGCGTTTGTACTCTGACATTTGGGTGTTCTAACGTTTACCCAAACGTTAGGATGGTACATTGTCTCGACGCGTAGGGATTTCGTCGTAATTATCGACGGAAAACCGACTTACGTGAGATACACTGTTGGACAACCTATGGGGTCGCTTTCGAGTTGGCCAGTTATGGCCCTTACTCATCATTGACTCGTAAGGTTGGCATTTGCG